TCCGCCCGCGCCATGCGTGAGAGGGGGCTGTCATATTGAACAGTGTAGTCGCCTCTCGCCTCGATTAGAGCTTGCGGCATCGGCGGCAGGAGATTCTGCGAGGTCAGCACGTCGATCTCGCGTTGAATCAGCGGCCCCAGGTACTCGGACTGCTGGCGGCCCACGGTCGGCGCGAGCAACATGCCCTTCTCGCGGGCGCGCTCAAGGACCTCCGTCGCCGTCTGCCGGTCCGGGGTCTCGACAAGAATCTGGAACAGGGACACCAAGAAGGCTTCGTTGATGGTGGCTAGCTCCTGCTGCATCATCTCCATTCCAAGGGGAATGTCCCCCGCGGGCAGAGTGTGGACGAGGGGGCGGCCGTCAGCGTTTACGGCCCCGGAATTAAACGCGCCGGGACGTATGTTGAAGGAGTCCATTATGCCGTCGTCGTGCCCGAGAAGGACGGGGGCGACCGCCCGATGTCCCTGCGTCAAAACATCGCGCTTTTGGGCCATAAGGGTTTTGATGGCCGGCAAAGCCTGCATGGCCGGAGAGCGGCCATAAGTTTCGTTCGGCGCCTGGTCGTACCGCGTCGGCGCGTAAGGGAACGCACGATACCCGCCCTCCGCAACAACCTTCTTGTGCCTCTCCGATACATACGTGCTTTCATACGGAAGGGCTCGGCTGTCCAGAGCCTCGGCATTGGCGTCGGCGCGCGGGCGCACCCGATGGATAAACCAGAACTCCTCGTCGCGCTTTCGGGGGTCCCCGGCGGCTTCGACAATGTCGTCCGGAAGACTTTCACGCCACTCCTTAACTTGCACTGCCTGACGGGCCTTGAGGGAGAAGCGCCGGAGAATTGTGTCAACCGTCCCTTGGTGGTTCTCACGCCAGTATTGCTCGCCGATGTTTATGGCTCGGTAGCGGACGCCGGCCCCGGATGCGAGGGAGTCAATGAACATGGCCCCCGAGCCGAAGGCGCCGAGGGACTTGAACAGGATTTGATTCTGCGAGGCAAAGTTCGCCTCGGGCGCGTACCGGTACCGAAACAGGCGCCGGTTGACCTCGTGGAAGTACTGTTTCACAGAGTGGTCGCGCATAAGGTCAGGGTTTGACGCCTGCACGCGATGCCAGGTGCTGCTTCTCGGGGTGAGGAGGCTGTCCAGGATGGCCCCAAAACGGTCTAGAGCAATCTGCGGGGCCGAATCAAGCTGCTTCTCGGTCTTGCGTTCGCCGGGAGTGTTGACGTAGCCGGGCGAAAAAGTGTTGCGGTAGTTCGGCCACAGGTAGTCCGCGATGTCGTCCCAGTGGTTTTCAAACGTCGAACGGCGCCCGGACAACTCGGCGTAGTCCAGCATCACGTCGGCAGCCAGTTCCTCCAGGCGATCCGCCATCTATTTCTTTTTCTTCTTCATCGCTTCCGCAAGGCGGGCCTTGAACTGCGCGTCCGTCTCGCCTTCGGCGCGAACGGGTTCATTCTCAAGCCCTTTTATGACCTTTTCCGCTCCGGTAGAGCGCAGAATCATTCGCGCGAGCAGGGATTTCTTTTTCTCTTTCGGCTTTTCTTCCGCCATGGCTAACCTAATGGGTTGAAGTCCAGTCCTTGCACCTGCGTAGGGCGGTTCCTCCGCAGCCTAAACACGCCCGATGTATCTATCTGACGGGCGTAACGCAGCATCATTACACCATACCGTGTAGCGGAAAGCAAGTCGTCGTCAATGGCGACAATCTTGGTCTTCCCTCTGTCGTCCACTTCCATGTGATAGGACCGGTACTCCTCCATCCAGTCAAAACAGTTGGAGAAGACCTTGAACCGGCCCCCTTCCATGCGGTTCTGAAGCTCGGCTATCCCCGCCCACACGGAGTTGGACCCGTCCGGCCACTGGGCGTGGTCCGAGAGCATGAGCAGTCCCTGGGCCTTGTAGTGGGAGGCGATGGTCTTACCCGAGAACTTGTCGGCGGCCAGGGCGTCGTGAGGCCACGCGATAGGGGCGATTCCCCGTTGGCGAAGGACATTGGCGTGTTCGGGAATGGACCCCCCTTTCCGCCTATATGATCCGTACACGTACAATATATCGCTGTCCGGGTCATGGGCCAGCCAGACAGCGGCGGTCGGGTGGGCTGTCTCGCCGCCCCCGTGACCGAGGTCGAGGCCGATGAGGTGCTTCCAATACCCCGGAATTTCAAACGGCGGGACGGAGATAAGGCTTTCGGCGACATTGAATACGCGCCCCTCGCCCGCCATGATTTCTCCGTCCGCTCGGGTCTTCCGCTCGTGCTCGGGGTACCGGGCTAGAGCCTTCTCCTGCATCTCGGGAGTCATGTGCGGGGCGTCCGCCATCCTCATCCGCACGACGCCGCGGTCCTTGCCGGGCTCGTTGAGGAACCGCTTGACGACGGTAGACATGCCTTTCAGGGGGGTGAAGGTCATGTACGCCATTCCGTCCGTGGCGACGAGGCGGGTCGTTCCCTCCGAGTAGATGTCCGACGGGGGCTCCTCGTCGAACCACACGAGGTCTATGGTGTCGCCCTGCCACTTCGTCCGGCCCTGCTCGTAAGACTTGAACAAGAGGGTCGAGCGCTTTCCGCACTTGTGAAGGACGGAGATGTTGTCGACGCCGCTGTCGACGCCGCGGCTCCAGTTCGGCTGGTCCGGCAGACAGGACTTGGGGATGAGGCCCGTGCCGAGATTGTTGCGGTCCGCCGCCAAGTCTCCGAGCAGGAGTTTCTGGGTCGTATCGCGGACGACGTTCGAGGACTCCCCGCCGATCCACATGCGCACATTCCGGCTCCACCTCCGGCCTGTCCACCAGTCGGGGTATAGACCCGTCAGGTGAAACGCGGCTTCCGCCGCGCCGGAGTACGTCTTGCCCAACTGGTTGCCGGCCATAAGGAGACGTTCTGATTTCACGGCCCCCATAGTGTGAAATTCCAGTTGCTTGAGGTAGGGCATGTAGAAGAAAAGCTGCCCCTCCTCCTTCGCCTTACTGAGGGCCGCAAGCTGGGCGTTGAGTTTTCTCCAGACTTCGATTTCGTCAGTCATCTTCAACCATTACGGGCGTCGATGGCGTCATAGACTGCGTCTAGCGCGCCTTCTATCTTGCGCCCGTCGAGGGCGTCATAGGCGAACCGAACGGGCCGGCGCCACAGGTTTTTCTCCCCGTCGTCCATCTCGTAAAACGGTTTTGGGCGCTTTAATTTGTCTTTACCGGCGTCGATGATGGCCCAGTCTACAAGCCGGCGGGCGCACTGGTCAACCGTCCACCCGAGCAAGCGTGAGGACAGTACGGTGCGGGCGTCGGCCCTGGCGGACATAATCGCGTCTCTGCCGGCGTACTGACGGACGGTCCCGCGCGCCAGGAGAATGGCGTCAACGGCGATTTCAAAGTCGCTTTTCAATTCAGCACCCGTTCCGCCATAACGAGGTTCAAGGCGCATAGCTGGACGGAGTAGATTTCCACGTCCCCGACTGCGTCGACGGCGTCCTCAACGCCTTGGGCGGCGACGTACTGGGCGACCCCGTCTTCATCTTTGCCGTTCCGGCTCTTATACTGGATCAGATACAACTTCACTTTTCTCTCTCTCCTTGCTCCATCGGGACTTGGCGGCGGCGATTCTCTGCGGCCGCAGGGCCTCCTGACGCTCCTGGTACAACCTCTCGCGCTCGTCTCTGGCGTCCCACATGGCGCGAGCGCGCGCCGCTTTTTCTGGAGACATCCTGGCGAACTCCTCCTCGGTCGGCCGAGGGGGCGGCGTAAGGCGCCTCTTGTACGGCTTTTTGCCTGGTTTGAGACACGGGGTCCCATGCTTGGTGCGGCCGTAGGGGGCGGCGGTGTCGGGGCCCATGAGTTCCTTGAGTACGGGGGTTGCCTCCACGTCTATGACGCCGGACACGTCCATGCCGCTGGCCCTCATCTGCGCCAGTTGCTGACGGACGGCCTCCTTGATCTCCTCCAGGCTGCGGTTGTCGGTGTGGGTGTGCTCGACGCGCTGGACCCCGGCTAGGCCCGCCCGGTTCAAGATGTCCTGCGCGGCCTTGAGAACGTCGGACGACTTCACGGGCATCCCGTTCACTGTGCCGTCCAGCATCTCGCCGAGCTTCGCCGCCGCCCTGACGGCGTCGATTTTGAACTGGCCCTCCGTCATCTGGCGAAGGACGGCTAGCACGCGGGGGTTGTGCAGGTGACGATAGGCAGTCTGCCGCGCCACTTCCCGGCTCTTGATGTCGGGATTTGTCTTGACGACGGCCTCGGTCGCGGCGCCCTGATCCCCGCCGAGGGCCAGAAAGGCTTCGACGAAGGCTCGCTGCTTGTCGGTGAGGTCTTCGAGGGT